GCGTCGGGCAGGCCGGACACCCAGATCAGGTTCGGGTCACCCATGGCGGTGACGTCGACCTTGTTGACCACGAAGTTGATGGACCAGTCCGTGAGGAACGCCATCGGCGACGCGAGCTGCGTGCCCGTGACTGCGGAACCGCCACCACCAGGACCGGTGACGCCGATGTACGCGATCCCGTTCCTGCCGTGAATCCTCGACATGTGCTGTGCTCCTTCTTGTTAGTCTTCCAGGAGTTCCAGCAGGCGTTTCGCGTTGCTGGTGAACGTGCGGTCCGCGATGGCCTCACGTGCTTTCGCTGCCGCCTGCTCACGCTCGCCGTCATGGGCGAGCCACCAGCGGAGCTTCTCCCCGGCCTCTTCCGGGCCGGAGAATGTGGGCAGCATGTCCAGGACCTCGTCCCCCTCAGCGCGGGGGTCCCGCAGGTAGAACATGCCGCACGCCGCCTGCTCCACTTCCCGGGGGCCCATGGCCCACGGCGTGGTCGTGGCAGCGTCGTCTGCGTCGTCGTATTCGCGGCGGTAGAAGTTGATCCCGCATTTCGCGTTGCGGTACACCTCGGCCGTCTCGTAGTTCGGGACGCACTCCTCGATATCGTGACCCATGTACTGCCGCAGCGGGGACTTCGCGGCGAGCGGCCAGCACCCCCCAAGGAGCACGTCGAGTCCGTCGAGGTTCATCTTCTCGAAGAACTCGATGCGGGACGCGAACCCCGTCCCGATGAACGCCAGGTCCGCGGCCAGGTCCTTGTTCGGCTCACCGGACAGCGGGTAATGCACGGACGGCCGGTACGCGTGCGGCGCGTATTCCGTGACAACACCGAGCTTGCGGTACTGCTCGATGTTGGTCGGGTCGTTCAGCAGCGTGATGTCCGAGCACTGAGCGCGTTCCAGCTGCATCGACTCCTGATACGGACTTTCAGTAGCCAACAAAACTACTTTCATCCTGCGGGATTGGAGCAGCGACATTAGCCCCGGGGTGACGAAGAAGGCGCTCACGAAAACAACACAGTCTGGCCACATGCTGAAAGCGGCATGGGACACGCCCTGCATGGCCATGCGTACCGCGTCCTGGTCGGACATGGCCCGGCGGACCAGCGGGTGACCGCTGTCGTCGACGTCGCCGGTCGAAATCAACGCATGACCATAAAATTGAATGCGATCATCACTGTTAAACGACGCCACTTCGACACCAAGGCCACGCAGAGCTTCAACCCAGCCATCGTGCACATCAGCCACACTAAAGTTCGGACCCGGATGTACCACTAGAATCCGCACGGAAGCATCACCTTGTCCTAAGCGTGGTATGATGAGTTGAGTAACAGCAATGGATTGGCTCGGCTGGGCTAGGCGGTGCGAGGATCGGCGTGGCGCGGCAGGGTAGGGCACGGTACGGTTTGGAATGGAATGGGAGTACGGCGCGTACGCTTTCACAGGTGCGCGCCGTACTCACACCCGCTTCAGTTTGTGCCCGCACCGGCACTGCGCGTACTTCTTGCCGTAGAAGACGAAGTGGTGGACGCCGTTGGCGTAGAAGGTGCACCTCTTGCCCGCCATGTCACAGGTGAGCGCCGCATTCGACCGCGAAAGTCGCACCCATGTAATCTTGGCCTGCGTAATTCACGACCCCGTACGTCGCGACCTGCGTGACCAGCGCGAACTCCACCGTCCCCGCCAGCGACGGGTCCGCCTGGACCGCCGCGGCGATACTCTTCGTCCCCGAGGACGCCACGTAATCATCGAGGAGGTCCTGCCCGGTCGCGTCGTTCGCCGCGCTCAATAGCACGATCGCGAGGATGTTGACGGTCGTCTCCCCGTCCATCGTCTGCCCGAACAGGACCGCGGGGCGATTCGGGATGATCACCACCGCGGGCGGGGACACCGCCCCCGGCGCGTTCGGGAACGCCCGCAGCCCGGTCGTGGCGAGCTGGTTCGCGAGCGCCACCCGGATCGCCTTGACGTTAGCCATCTACTTCGGGCGTCCCGTGCATGCGTGACCCTTCTTCCGCCAGTAGACCTTCCCGCAGACCCCGCACATGACGGTCATCGACACCGCTGCTAGTCCTTCGGCTTCGGCTTACGTTTGATCTTCTTGATCCTGATCTGCTTCATGCCCCCGCCCCTCACTAGACGCCGACCTTCCCCCGGCCCCGGAAATAGGGCCGGAGCTGCTGGCAGATCCACGGGTTCGGGTTGATGTGGATGACACCGAGGTCCGCGATGCCGGCCACCCCCCACGGGGCGTCCTTCAACTTGAACCAGTCCGACGCGATCAGCAGCGCGGCCTGCGCCACCACCGGGGGGACCTGCGGCCACCCGAACACCCCGACGATCTGCACCCGGTCCAGGTGGGTGAACGGCCACGTGAACGGGAAGAAATTCGACCCGCCGATCACCTGCACCTGCGTGTACGGCTTCAGCTCACCGGTGGACAGCTGGTTGAACTGGCCGTCCCCGACCCGGAGCATGTACTGGGTGTTCTGCGTCCACGTCGTCTCGAACACGCCGTCACCGTCGTTGTCGACTTTCAGGGTGGTGACGGATGCGAGGTCGTCGGTGTTCAGCAGCGCGATGTCGTGCGGCTGGTACGTCCGCGTGTCGCTGACCCGGAAGAAATGCCGCCCGCAGTACCGGTCGATCCACCGTGACGTCGCCAGGCACACCGACGTGATGATCGAGTCGTCGCTGGTGTCGGGGATGCCGAGGCGGTCTTTCAGTTCCTCGGGGCCCACGTACCAGCGGGACTGGTCCAGGCCCAGCACCCGCCACGTCCCCGGCTGCACGTCGGACGCCGCGCCGGTCCCGATGAACGTGTACGACCAGAGACCCTCCACCCCCGCGACCGAGGGGACGCAGGACACGTCCAGCTTGAACACCCCGGCAGACGGATTGGTGATATCGGCGGGCGCAGCGCCCCCGAACGTGTGCACTACCTGCACCCCGGCCGGGTCCGTGACCACGCACGAGGTCGCGGTCGGGTTCGTGGGGACCCCGGCGAGGTTGGTGAACGTCGCGTTGATGGTCGCCAGCTCGTTCAAATTATCGTAAAAAACGGTGGCTGTCAACTCACGCTCCCTGCCAGCTGCTTCCCGGTGACGGACGTGCTGTTGCCCGTCTTCCCTGTGGTTGTCCCGGCACCCGGCTTCCCGGTGACGTTCGTGCTGTTCCCCGTCCGGCCCGTGGTCGTGCCCGCCCCGGTCTTTCCCGTGACGGACGTGACAGCCCGGGCGCGGAAGATCGCGGAGGACGCCTGCACCGTGGGCTGGAGCGCGGCGGCGATCGCCGTGGCGAGCTGGATGTTGTGACCGGCGGGCTGCTGGCAGAGTCCCGTCGCGGCGGCGAGTCCGGCCGGGGCGTTGCACCCGGTGAGGATCGTCGCGGGCTGCGCCGGGCCGCTGCCCGTGGCGAGCTGCGCCTGGGCCATGCCGAACGGGGACGGCGTGCCCGTACCCGTGGCGATCTGGGCGTTGTGCCCGGCGGTCTGCTGCGCGATACCGGCAGCGGTGGCCAGCCACGAACCTAGTCCCTGCGCCTGCTGCGCCGTGCCGGTCCCGGTGGCGAGCCCGGCGGGGGCGTTCGTGGCGCTGGCCGTGGAAACGGTCGCGGGCTGCGCCGTGCCGGTACCCGTGGCCAGGATCGCGATGACGCCGATCGCGGCGACCGGCTGCTGTGCTGTGCCCGTGGCGGTGGCGAGCCCGGCGCTGACTGTGATCGCTATCGTGGGGGACTGCGCGGCACCGATGCCGGTGGCAAGCTGGACGTTCTGCCCGCCCGCCTGCTGCGCCGCGCCGGTGCCCGTGGCGAGACCCGCGTTGACCCCGATAGCAGCAGCGGACTGCTGCGCCGTGCCGGTGCCCGTGGCGATCCACGAGCCCTGCGCCTCGGCCTGCTGCGCGACCGCCGTGCCGGTTGCGATCCCCGCGGGGGCGTTCGCGCTGCCCGACGTGGAAATCGTCGCCTGGAGCGCAGCCCCGGTCCCTGTCGCGAGCTGCGCCTGCGCCATGCCGAACGCGGGCGCGGCCCCGATCCCGGTCGCGAGACCCGCGCTGACACCGATAGCCGCTGATGGCTGCTGCGCCGTACCGGTCCCGGTCGCGATCCACGAGCCCTGCGCCTCAGCCTGCTGCGCTACCGCCGTGCCGGTGGCGATACCCGCGGGGGCGTTCGCGCT